GCCTAAAACGAGGGTCACAGCCGTCAGAGTAAGACCTCATGTGTGCATACTTGCGAATAGCATTGCAAGCCTGCACGGCATAAGGGATCTTACTAGATGATGATCTCTTCAAGAAGAATGGTCTGACTGGTACGGAATCGTAATAGTCAGCACCGCAGGACTCTCTAAATCTTCCTGCCAAGAAGGATTTAGAGACGTTCACACTAAAGCCAAACAACTTTAGTGTCTCAACCACCTTTGGAGCTATACGGGAGGGGACAATTATGTCATCACCGTATACCGAAATGGAATTACGATCGAACTCTTTACCGTTACAATAAATTGCGATGGCAAGGAAAACGATTGTTTCCAATTCGAAGGTGTACCCGTTTCCCATGGAGCTAAACTTTTCAAGTTCATACTCTTTACCACCTGGTAAGGTGGTGCATGGGGATCGGGCGAGCAACAATAGCTCAACCCAACGATCAGGAAAGAGCGACTTAACCACGGACAACGACAGAGTGTCGCTGGCCATAGAAAGGTCAATCTTCGCTAAGTCGGATTTTACTCCGCGCTCAGCCAATTTCTGATTGTTGGTTTGATCATATAGGTCGACCCCAAACCGTGATAAACACGATTTGAGGAAAGTGCCAATCCCGAGTTGAACAACCATGTTCAACGAGGGCTCAACACATATACCTCTATGAGTCTTGCTATTTTTTGGAACGGTTGAAAACTTATTCCCACTGACGACATCGAAGTTTTCGATGGAGTCAGCATACCTGTCGCCAAATATAGATCTGGCGTAGGGTATTAGGGAGTAAGTTAGGCTTGGCCGGTCTCTGTATTTATCAGAGGGAACGGATCCCATGCCAGCAGTTGAGAGTGTTGCACCGCCTCCATTGCGGAAGTTCGCTTCAATTTTACGAAGCTTACTACCGTTCAAATCACCGACTATTTGGTATATAATACCGCGTAGTTCGGCCATCATCACTGGACACAGAGTAGGAGTACGCATATTTTGATATGCGCAAACTAGTTCTGCGTTCCAGAAAGACGACATTGCTTCCGCCTCCTTATTAAAGGAGGTAGGAAGCAGCTGCGATTTGCTGAGCACTTTCGTGATCAACGCATCGTCGCCATAATCGTCATGGTGGTCGTAGTGATTTGGATCGAT